TGTAATGAAACAAATGAAAAAGGAAGTTGAAACTTATAAAAGAACTACTATTGACCCTCGCACATTTGTGATTATGGATGATTGTTTATACGATCAGACATGGACACGCGATAAAATGATGAGACTTCTTTTCATGAACGGAAGACATTGGAAAGTAATGCTTGTAATCACCATGCAATATCCATTAGGTATTCCACCTAATTTGCGAACAAATATTGATTATGTGTTTATATTGCGAGAACCGTATTTGACCAATCGTAAGCGAATATGGGAGAACTATGCCAGTATGTTTCCTACACTGGAATCGTTTTGTGCTGTAATGGATAACACAACAGAGAATTATGAGTGTTTGGTAATTAATAACAATGCGAAATCTAATAAATTGACCGACCAAATATTCTGGTATAAAGCTGAAGATCATCCTAAATTCCGATTAGGTTCTAAAGAATTCTGGGAAATTTCAAAGAGTATGGGTTCTGACGATGAAGATGAAGCGTATGACCCATCGAAAAACCGAAAAGGTAATAAAGGGGCGAATATTAATGTGAAAAAAACGAATTGGTAAACTGTATCTACAACCGAGTGGAAATAATAGGATAAAAACATATTATAGCATGATAAGTTCTTATCCTTTTATGTGATTTAGCAAAAACTCCTTTTTAAATATCACATAGATATAAGAGAATGTGTTTTATTGATTGTTTTACTAGATTATTCTCGTCTAAATCAGATAAGGTAACTACAACACCTAACGGAATGTCAGATGAAACAAATACCGATACTATTCATCAAAAATGTCATAGAGAGAGGGCAATTCACCTGATAAATACCTACAAAACTAACTTAATGTTAGAATATAGGAGATCTTTGATGAAGGAATATAAGAGACAGTCACTAAAGGAAAATGCAATAAGGGAACACACTGCTCCGTAACGGCGAAAAAAAACACACAAACAACACGTAATATAGTATACAAAAAAGAAACAAATACGAAAAGTAAAATATTGTTCGATATTATATATAATAAGTAATGTGGCTTTTAGACATATTATTTGGTCCTAAATTAAGCGTATCAATATCAAATAATAATACTACTGTCGGAAAATGCACATCAAAACACGAGACAGAAATACAAGAATATTCACGCTGTAATGAATTACCTTATGGATCTGGATGGATCTTAATAAGTGATACAGAAAAACAAGAGACAATCGATGTAGAAAAACATGAGACCAATGATCAAGCTGTATTACTACCGATTCATAATATGGTCTGTGAAAAAATACCTAAACATAAGTTTATTAAAAAAAACAAGAAAGGCAGAAAACGTTAGTGGACGAGGAAAAAAAATGCACATAAAAAAAGTAAAATCTCTTTTGATATTGTATATATAAAAAGTAATGGGTTTCTTTAGTAATTTGTTTGGTTCGAATCAAAATAATGCGAAAGCAAAGATGGATGCAGCGAAAGCAAAAAAGGCTGCTATTACTACAAATTGTGAAAATCAACATAAGGCAGTTGATGTAGAAATAGACGAAGCATCAAAAGAAGAAGTATCAAACGACAGAGCATCTAACGACGGAGCATCAAAAGAAGAACTACCCGCTGATACACAAATTCCTGCAACTGGCGGAAAATCATGCAAACGAAAGTTTAGCAAAAAACTTAAGGGTGGTAAAAAAAATACACATAAAAAACGTAAAAGGAATACATACAGAAAATAAAGCTAAATAAATAAAATATTATCTGACATTATTATATAATAATGTCAAGTGAAAATATAGATACAACTGTAGGTGTACAAAATAATAGCCTAATAGACCCAATAGACCCAATAAACCCAATAGACCCAATAGACCCAATAGACCCAATAGACTCACTAATTGTAGGAGAAAGTCAAGATACCGAGTTAAATAACCTCAAACCGAAAGTCGACCCGGTAGGCAAAGAACTTTCAACAAAAGAAGAACATGAAGAACTAACAAAAATTACAGTTTTATTAAAAGAAACTGTAACAAGCTTGAATGATATAACTGAAAACTTAAGTTCCGATGTACCAGACATAGAACAGGCTGTAAATGGTCTTAATGCTGCTGCAGCCAAATTAAAAAACGAAAACCCACTTAAGGGTGGTAAGAGCAGACGAAAAGCATATAAAAATAAGAAGAAAAACAAGACTAAGAAGGGTGGTAGAAAATCAAAAAAAAATCAAAAGAATAAAAGATAAATTACTTATCGTTGTTAGTAACACTATCACGGAGTAACTCATTTCTTAAATTGACACTAACACTATCCGAAATTTCACGATTTTCAAAATCAACCGTTTCCTTAACTCCAATCAATTCTCCATCTTCGTTCAAAGTTTGCGTAAGAACATTTCCACTCTTCTTAGCGAGTTCAATATTTTCCTTGATTGCCTTTTGTTTTGTATCCTTGACTCGGCGTTCAAATTCATCTTTGGCTTGTATTTCATTCTTCAATTTCTCGTGATGCAATTGATTCAACTCGTCTTCCATGAACTCAATGCGCCCCGTCTTGTATGCATCTGGGTCCCAAGGCATCCACATACCTACTGGACCTACGAAAATGTCGTGATTTGGGTCAACTTCGCGTAACTTCTTACATTTCATCTCTGCTTCATCTTGGGTTGGAAAGACACCGCGTAATTTCATACCACGCACTGAAGTCTGAAATGCATTAGCACGGTTGAACTGCTCGTTGAGTTTATCCTCGTTTTTTTCCATATATGTTTTGAAATCATCATCCACTCCACTTTCTTTAATCTTTAGGTCCTCTTCTTTTACAAACTCGGTAAAATCCGCCATGACATCCTCGACCTTTAGGTGATATTTATACGATACAAAATTTACAAAGTCTATAGATTTTTCCATGCATTTAGAGAAATCCCATTGTTTTAAAAACTCACCAAATATATAATTTTCACGTTTTTTAAGTATTTTTTCGGGAGACACGAAAGATATACAAGCAAACTTTTGACCTGCAATTGGAGGGTCTTCATCGCACAAATCAATGTATTTAGGATTCGCATCGCCATTCTCAAGATTCTTTCGCTCAAACAAAGACATTTAGTATATATACTTATTAGATGCGCATTTATTTAAGTGTTTTAAATTGAATAATATATTATAGATTTATTTTATTATACTATAATATATAAAAAGATGTCTGTTATCGATTTTAGTGAACTACTTAAGCGTGCGATTAAGTATATCGTTGAAGGTATTATGGTTGCTATTGCCGCTTTCGCCATACCAAAGAAGCAACTCAATGTCGAGGAAGTTGTTGTTATCGCATTGACCGCAGCTGCCACATTCTCAGTTCTAGATGTATTTGTTCCTTCAATGGCTGCATCTGCACGCGGTGGTGCTGGGTTCGGTATAGGTACAAACTTGGTAGGATTCCCTCGAGTTGGAATATAAATATTCATGTAATACTTATTACTACATAAATATTTCGATTTTATTAAATTAAACCGTAGGATAATATTCCCAGTCAAGATCTTTACATACTTTAGACCATATTTGGTCTTGTTCCAGTTGTTTTTCCCTATCCTTCATTAATTGAATATAAGGTAGATATTGTGTTTGATCTAAGAGAACACACAATTGATACAATGTATATGTATAATTAAAAAAATTGGTGCGATTTGCGGGACAATGAATAGCCCAAGGTTTCTGTATTTCTATGAAGAGAACGCATAATGTTTCATGTAAATGTTCGTTCATAATAGGTGGTCGTATTCCGAATATAGTATTAATATATTGAATATGTTCAAAGTATTTATTATAGCCTAATTTGCGAAGTATTTCGCGCATTTTGTCATAATTTATCTCCTCGGCTAGATTATAAATACGTTCTTTTTTAATTCGTGTGCGAATATTCTCAATCACTTTTTCAGGTATCTGAGTAGTTTCTTTTGCCTGAAATTGTGAAAGAATTTCCTTAAAATGATTCAATCTAATGTATGCAGTATATGATACTTCATTTGGCGCCTCTTTATTGGATGGTTTTGAACTATCTATAATGTAACTGATGAACTTACCACATTCTCGATTGTTACATATCATAACCCCTTCTTCATCCTGTGGAATCATCTCACCCTTACAACAATAACTACAAATATCGGTTGGTGTAACGAAATCCTGAGGGTTTATGATCTCGTTATTTACATTTTTCCAATAATTTATAATCGAATGTTTTGATGTAGTTGTTTTGTCTTGTATATCATGAGTCGATTGTTTTACTTTAAAGAAATCATTTAGGACATTCATATTTTTAACACTACCTATTGATATTTGTTTTTTTTCTTCAAAATAGTTGAAAATATGCTTAGAATTGTCCAGCAAATATTTTTTTTTATGTAATTTCAGGTCTTTAATGTTTATATCTATAATTGAAATTTGATCCTTTATTTCCATATACTCTTCTATTTGATCGGAGTTTAGAGAACGTAACTGTATCTTTAGAGATTTTTTTTGTGAAAGTAATTCGGGAATATATAAAGATTCATTTTTATGAAATTCTTCCAACATCTGACTGTGTTTCTTGTCTATTGTATGTTGCACAAGATCGATTTTTTTCATTATAATATTTAGATACATTGTCATTTTTCTATATAAATTGAAATACATAATATATTTTTTTAGGTAAAAAACGCATTATTATAGTAACCTTAGTATGTATAATTTATGGATAAACGTGTAATGAATATAGACGTAACAACTTTACATAAAATGCAATTTATAATCAATGCTATAGAGGGTGGATGGGCGGTAAAAAAAAATAATGATAATTATATTTTCACGAAAAAACACGAAGGGAAACGGGAAATATTCATGTCGGATTATTTAGAGAGATTTATTTACAAAAATATGAACTTGGATGAGAAAACCCTTTAGGAATAATTAAACGAGTAATTATTATTATTTCTCCAGATTATTATCTTTATGTATAATATAATAAAAACATGGGTGGAGCACTAATGCAACTTGTAGCTTACGGCGCACAGGACGTTTTCCTTACTGGTACCCCAGAAATCACTTTCTGGAAGGTCTCTTACAGACGTCACACTAACTTCGCTATGGAGTCAATCGAACAAACCTTTTCAGGACAAGCTGACTTCGGAAGACGTGTCACATGTACTATCTCAAGAAACGGAGATCTTGCTTACAGAACCTACCTTCAAGTTACTTTACCTGAAATCAATCAATCCATGAAAGGCTCCACAGGAGGTGTTTATGCGAGATGGATGGATTTCATTGGAGAACAACTTGTTGCACAAGTTGAGGTTGAGATTGGTGGACAACGTATTGATAGACAATACGGAGACTGGATGCATATCTGGAATCAAGTCACACTTACCTCAGAACAACAAAGAGGATATTTCAAGATGATTGGAAACACCACTCAACTTACCTACATTACTGACCCATCATTCGCTGGTGTTTCTGGACCATGTGCTGCTTCAGGTGCTCCTTCTCAAGTTTGCGCTCCAAGAAACGCTCTCCCAGAAACCACTCTTTACATTCCACTCCAATTTTGGTTTTGCAGAAACCCTGGACTTGCCCTTCCTTTAATTGCTCTTCAATACCACGAAGTCAAGATCAACCTTGATCTCAGACCAATTGGTGAGTGTTTATGGGCTGTCAATAGCATTGGTGCTAGCACCGGTGCCGTTACCGTCACTTCCGCATACCAACAATCACTCGTTGCTGCCTCCTTGTATGTTGACTACATCTTCCTCGACACTGATGAGAGAAGAAAGATGGCGCAAAACCCACACGAATACTTGTTTGAACAACTTCAATTCACTGGAGATGAATCAGTTGGTTCATCCTCTAACAAGATCAAGCTCAACTTCAATCACCCATGTAAAGAACTTATCTGGGTCGTTCAACCAGATGGTAACGTCGACTACTGCTCTTCATTACTTCCTGGAAACACCTTATACAAGACACTTGGAGCTCAACCATTCAATTATACTGATGCCATTGATGCTCTTCCAAATGCTATTCATGCCTTTGGATCACAAGAAAGTGTTGGTGCTTCTACTGGTTCCTTCATTAACTCTGCTGGTCTCTTTGAACAAGCTGGAGGTGTTGATATAGCACCATCTGCTGATGGTTTATGGACTAGTGGTGCTGGTTTTGATGCTGGTGCTGTAGGAACTGCTGCTGGTTTATCTGATGCTGGAACCTTTGTTCTTGCTGAATCTGCACTTGATATGCATTGTTGGGGAGAGAACCCAGTTGTTACTGCCAAACTCCAACTTAATGGACAAGATCGTTTCTCTGAACGTGAAGGTTCTTACTTTGATGTAGTTCAACCATTCCAACATCATACCAGAGCACCAGATACTGGTATTAACGTTTATTCCTTCGCACTCAGACCAGAAGAACATCAACCTTCAGGAACGTGTAATTTCTCTAGAATTGATAACGCTGTTCTTCAACTTGTTCTCTCGTCTCCAACTGTTTCTGGAACAAGCACTGCTAAGGTCAGAGTTTATGCTGTCAATTACAACGTTCTCCGTGTTATGAGCGGTATGGCTGGAGTAGCCTACTCAAATTGATGGGATGGCTGGAGTCGCTTATTGTTTGGTTTATATAAAATTTTATACATATATAAAATTTTAATCAAGACAAAAAAAATGATTATAAATTATTGCTTTACCTACCTACACAGCAAAACGATATTGTTTTACCCAAAGGTAAAGCAAAAAGAAGATACTGGAGGTGGACATAATAAAGAAATATATATAATTTTAACTTAAATAAAGGGTGTTATATATGTATATACAGCCCATGGACATAGTAAAAGCTTTCAATTCGAATGAATTACATACTAATATCGTGATAAAAGGTGATTATAATAATCCTTTATTTCGTGCTAGTGACATTGGAGAAATTTTAGAAATGTCTAATATTAGAGCACATATAGTAAATTTTGATGAAAGTGAAAAGGTAGTCAATACTATTGACACCCTTGGCGGCTTACAACAAGTAACATTTCTTACCGAAAAAGGGTTGTATAAAGTATTATTCAAATCAAGAAAACCAATAGCAGAGATATTTCAAAACTGGGTTTGTGAAGTTATCAAAGAAATTCGATTAAAAGGTGTGTATGATTTACAAAAAGTAATTATAGAGAAAAATAATCAACTACTAGATTTAGAGGAAAAAAAGAACAACGAATTGGATCAAAAATTATCCCAACAAAAAATCCTAGAACGAGAAAAAATATTATTGAATGAATATGCAACAATCGGTTCCATATTTTATATTATCAAGGTAAAGACATTGGAGAACGGACAATATATTATCAAAATCGGAGAAAGTAGGAAAGGAATTGTTGATCGGTACAAAGAACACAAAAGTAAATATGAGGAGTGTTTGTTATTGGATTGTTTTACAGTGAATAAGAGTAAGGATTTTGAAACGTTTATGAAAGAACATGAATCCGTTCGAGGAAATAGAGTTCAGACATTGAAAGGTCATGAAACGGAATTAGAATTATTTATGATTGGTAAAAATATATCTTACCAAACGCTATTGAATATAATTACACATAATATAAAGTATTTCAACGACAATGATATTGGGAGATTGGAATTGGAGAACGAGAAACTGAAACTGATGACGGAAATAGGAAATACTAAAAATTTCAATCCACTTATCGAAGAACTGATTTCTACTGTCCAACAATTATCTGTAAAAATAGATAATTTGGAAAAAATAAACAAAAATATAGTGGAACGAGTAAATTCCATGCAAACAAAAACGACAACCAATTTCAACATGCCACTCATGACATTGGGACCACGTCTACAAAAAATCAACCCCGAAACATTACAGTTGGTTAAAGTATACGAATCAGTAAGCGAGTGTATACGCGAGAACAATAAACTCAAAAGACCTAGTATCAACAAAGCGGTCAATGAAAACACCATCTATCACGGTGTCCGATGGCGATTGGTGGATAGAGAACTCGACCCAAATATAATTATTTCATTGGAACCAACCAAAGAAATAAAATCCCAGAATATAGGATATATCGCCAAATTGAATAGAGGAAAAAGCGAAATCCTCAATGTATATCTAGATAGAAAAAGCGCCAGTCAATCAGACGGATATACATCATCTTCTGCTTTGGATAATCCAGTGAAAAATTTCAGTTTAACTAACGGATTTTATTATACATTGTATGATTCTTGCACCAATGAACTGAAATATGATTTTACAGAAAAGATAAATGGAGAACCAATCTTATATAAAAACGGTATAGGGCAATACGACGTGAATAACAATTTAGTACGCGAATTCATTTGCAAATATGACTGTATCAAAACAATGAAAC